ACGCCCAGCCCGCGCCCACCAACGACTTCGTAGAGCGGCAGCAGGCAGTCGAGCACCTGCTCAACCAGCGCATCGGCGACCTCGAGGTCTTCCTGCTCGACCCGTCCTGCACGATCCTGCGCGCAGGCTTTGCCCGCGGCTACCACTACCCGATGGTGCAGGGTGTTGGCGGCAAGCGTCCTGCCGATCGACCGATGAAGAACCGCTACAGCCATCCCCACGACGCCTTGCAGTACCTCGTCCTTGGCCTTGGTGGCGGCCGCATGCTCCTCAACCGAACGCCCGTCGCCAAGCCGAGCGTTGCGGTCGTCAACACGCGCACGCACGGCACGGTGATGGATCGCCTGACGCGCAGGCTGCGAGGTCGTGGTGGCTGAGCCGTTCCGCGAATGCGACTTCGGCCTCGACATCGTGACCTGGCACGTTGCCTTCGGCGATTTCCATCCCGGCACGCGACGCTGGTGGCATCTCTTTGCCCGCAAGGGATGGCGCCATGTGCTGGTGTTTGGCTACTCGCGTGGCGGCTGGGTCGTCATCGACCCCTTGATGGGCCACACCGACGTGCGCGTGGCGATGGGCGAGGAGGTGGATCGCACGATCGCCGTGCTGAAGGCTGGCGGCGGCCGCATCCTGCGCGTGGACAGGATCAAACGCTATAGGTGGATGCTGCGCGGCCCGGTCTATTGCGTGACCACGGTGAAGCACCTGCTCGGCATGGGTGGCTTGTCGTTCACGCCAGAGCAGCTCTACCACGCACTCATTCGCCAGGGCGCGACCGAGGTGTTCCGATGAAAGCTCCCAAGATGCCCGCCCCCGACCCTGCGACCATCGCCGCGCAGCAGGAGGCAAAGCAGCGCGCCGAAGAGGAGCGCAAGCGAGCCGAGGAGGTCGCGGCCAGCACGGAACGCCTGCGCTCGTCTGGCGCCATGGGTCGCCGCTCGCTCTTCAGCGCCGGCGAGTCTGGCTACAACTCGATGCTCGGAGGTTGAAATGCCGTCTGTCGCTCGCAAAGCCAACAACTTCTTCGACAAGTTCAACGAGATCGACTTCAGGAGCTTCAAGCGCGACACGCGCATCGAAAACGACGAGTTCTTGAAGAACCTCTCTTCGGGAGAGCCGGCAGACACCAACCTGAAGCCGATCGGTCCCGAAGAGGACGATCCCGTTCTTCGTGGCATCCACCAGCTTCATCGCAGGATGCAGGATCTCGAAAGGTACATGAAGCCGAAGTGATCGTTTCGCCATGAACCTCGAAGAGATCATCAAGCGTTCGCAGAAAGCGCACTCGACGCACGACCAATGGAAGACGCTTTGGGACGAGTGCTACGAGTACTCGATGCCGCATCGAGCGCGGTTCTTCTCGCACACCAACGGCCAGAAGAACACGCTGAACCTCTACGACAGCACGGCTGTCACGTCGATCCACGAGTTTGCGTCGCGCCTGCAGGCTGGCCTCACGCCAACCTTCTCGCGCTGGTCGCGCCTGCGGCCTGGCCGCATCATCGACCCCGACAACGCCAACGAGATCCAGGCCAAGCTTGACGAGATCGGCGAAGAGGTCTTCGCGGTCCTCCATCGCTCGAACTTCGACAGCCAGATCCACGAAGCCTACATGGAGCTTGGGATCGGCACGGGATCGCTCATCGCTGACTACGATCGCGACGACGTCATCCGCTTCACCGCGGTCCCGCTCACGCAGATGGCGATGGATGCCGGCCCGTGGGGAACCGTCGATGGGCGATTCCGCAAGCGCAAGATCCAGGTCGGCCTGATCGACAAGGAGTGGCCTGGCGCCAACATCCCGATGGAGCTGATGGATCGCATGGCGAACCGTCCGCTCGACGAGATCGAGGTCAACGAGGCGACCTTCCGCGACTGGTCCAAGCGCGTCGAGACCCATGTCTACGTCGTGTGGCTCTCGTCGCCCAAGGTCGAGATCCTGCGCACGACCTACAGCGGGGCCGGCGCCTGCCCGCACATCAACTTCCGCTGGTCTGTCGCTGCTGGCGAGGTCTATGGCCGCGGCCCGCTGCTCAACGCCATGCCTGACGTGCGCGTCGCCAACGTCATCGTGCAGCTGAACCTGGAGAACGCCGAGCTTGCGGTGTCTGGCCTGTGGCAAGGCGAGGACGATGGCGTTCTCAACCCCAACACCATCACGCTGCTGCCCGGGACCATCATCCCCCACGCACGCGGATCGCAGGGCCTTCGCCCCCTCGAGGTGCCAAGCCGCTTCGACCTGTCGCAGGTGATCCTCAAGGACCTGCAGGCCAGCATCAAGCGCGCCCTCTACGACGAGGCGCTCGGCCCGCCCACCGGCACGCCCATGTCGGCGACCGAGGTGCAGGCCAGGATGCAGGATCTCTACCGGCGCATGGGATCGGCCTATGGCCGCCTCCAGCGCGAGCTGGTGCAGCCCGTCATCCGGCGCACGATCTGGCTGCTCAAGCAGACCGGCCGCATCAGCCTGCCGTCCGTCGATGGCGACCTCGTGGAGATCAAGAGCGAGAGCCCGCTGGCGTCTGCCCAAAAGGACCAGGACGTCCAGCGCATGATGGAGTTCGCCGGCGCCCTGCAAGGCACGTTTGGCCAGCAGCTTCCGCTGATGATGCTGATGGAGCCCAACAAGGTCGCCAAGTGGTTGGCCGATCGCAAGGACATCCGCGCCGACCTCTTCTACACCGAGGAGCAGCAGCAGCAGATGCTGCAGCAGATGCAGCAGATGGCGCAGCAGATGGGACCGCAAGCCGAAGGCGGGGGAGGAATGCTTGGATGAATCGGAAGTCGTCGCCCGGCTGAGGTCGACCCTCGCAAAGCCCGCCGACAGCGGCGTCCACCCGCGCAAGGTGGAGCTGGCCGCTCACTCCGCGCTGTCGAAGCCAGACGGCGCGATGCTGCTCGAGTACCTTGAGCAGCTGACCTTGCGCACCGTGCATCCGCCCGGGTCGCTCAACGAAGTGCTGCAATACCGCGAAGGCATGCGCTTTGCGGTATGGCTGATGCGTCACCTGATGGAAAGAGGAGCCATCGATGTTCCAGCGAAATCCCTACCCGAGAAGCCCTGACGACGCGTCTGGCGCCCCCGCGGCCGCGTCTTCCGGCGAGCCGCCGCCGCTGAGCGGCACGAGGTCTGGCGGCCTGACTGCCGGAGACCAGGCCGCGATCGCCGCGCAGCGCGCCGCCAACCCGGATGCCCAGCTGCCCGATGGGTGGCTTGCGATGGAGAAGCGACCGGACTGGCTGCCCGAGAAGTTCTATGATGCCCAGCGCAAGGCCGCTCGCCTGTCCGACTTCGGCAAGGCCTATGGCGAGGTCGAGCGCAAGGTCTTCACGCGCAGCGACGACCTGCGTCGCCAGGTCGAGCGCGACTTCGAGGAAGGCCGCATGAAGGCCCGGCCCGAGAAGCCCGAGGGCTATCAGGTCAAGCTGCCCGAGGGGTACTCGAAGGAGAACTTCGAGCTCAACCTCAACGAAGCCAACCCGATGATGAAGTGGTGGCGATCGACGGCGCACGAGCTGGGCCTGAACCAGAACCAGTTCGAGGCCGGCATCGCCGCCTACGTCGATGGCATGGCTGCGGACATGCCCGACATCGACGCCGAGGTGAAGAGCCTTGGCGAGAACGGCATCCAGCGCATCGCCAACCTCCAGAAGGCCCTGACCAAGACGCTCGGCGCCGACTGGGAAGTGCTCAAGCCGCTCGCGACTTCGGCCAAGGCTTTCGAGGCGCTCGAGAAGCTTGTCGATGCACGCCTCATGGCAGGCAACCAGCCGCAGGGTGCGCCTTCGGCACCGGCCGGCGATGGGCGCACCCGCGAAGACCTGCGCAAAATGATGATGGACCCGCGTTACCGCGACCCGTATCGCCGTGACCCGGCTTTCGTGCGCGAAGTTGGCGCTCTTCAGCAGCGTCTCTATGCAACCGGCGCATAAGCGATAGGCGCGGAGACAAAAGGCGGGGTACGGCGAAGGAGCAATTCGCCTACCCGGCCCCGTTTCCGGGAGCCCCGGCCCGCAAGGACCAACCGGCGGCGACGTGAAGGGACCAACCGGCAGCGCGGTTCAACCCAACCTGCTCAAGGAGATTCCTCATGTCGACCTCGATCGACAACAACTTCATCAAGCTCTTCGACGACGAGACCTTCGTCGCGTTCCAGCGCGATGGTTCCCAGCTGCGCGGCACGATCCGCGAGAAGATGGGCGCCGGAAAGACGTTCCAGTTCCACAAGTACGGTTCCGGGACGATGTCGACCAAGGGCAAGCACGGCGACGTGCCGGTCATGAACGTCGACCACACCAACGTGACGCTCACCATCACCGACTACTACGGTGGCGAGTACATCAACGACCTCGACGAGCTCAAGACCAACATGGACGAGCGGCAGCTTGCCGCTGGCGCGTTGGCCAAGGCTGCTGGTCGCAAGGTCGACGACACGATCACTGCGGCTGCCTATGCGTCGCTGCCTGCCGGCCAGCAGATCGCGGCCGCGGCAACGGGGCTCACCCGTGCCAAGGTCCTGACGCTGATGGAGCTCATGGGCACCAACGAGATCCCGGACGATGGCGGCCGCGTTTGCCTCATTGCGCCGGAGCAGTGGACCAACCTCCTGACCATCTCCGAGTTCGCGTCCCAGGACTATGTCGGTCCCGACGCGCTCCCGTGGAAGTCGGGTGTCACGGCGAAGCGCTGGCTGGGCATCATGTGGATGCAGTTCACCGGCCTCACGCTGGCGTCCACGACCCGTCGATGCCTCGCCTACCACAAGTCCGCGATGGCGCTGGGCATGAACAGCGAGATCCGCACCAACTTCGACTGGGTGCCGCAGAAGGGCGAGTACTTCGCCCAGGCGCGCATCACGGTCGGCGCGGTGCGCATCGAGGACACCGGCGTGTTCCAGATCGACTGCACCGAGACCTGAGGAAGGAGAACCTCCCATGGCATTCACCGCCAGCCAGCTCTTCCGCGTCGCGTCCTTCGGCGCCAACGGGCTCTACGTTTACATCGACAAGGACAACGACGGCGCCGCGACCGTCGACACCTCGGGCTACATGAGCGCTGCGTTCGAGCAGCTCAAGGTGGGCGACGTCGTCCTGCGTATCTCGGCCTCGGCGTTCAGCTCGACGCTCAACACGATCACCACGGTCGGTACCGCCGGCTGGCATGTCGTGATGACGAACGCATCGGGCGTCGTGAACCTGAGCGACACGCTCGCTCTCACGGTCACCAACACCGACTGAGCAACTGGCGGGGCCTTGCTTTTGCAGGGCCCCGCCTTCTTCCTGACGGCGTGCTTGGGGTCGTGCAATGGCCGACACGAAGATCGACATTTGCTCTCGTGCTCTCATCGAGCTTGGCGCCAACCAGATCGCGGATTTTTCCGGCACGACCACGGAGAGCGTGATCGCAAGCCAGCTCTACGACGCGACCGTCCGCAAGGTGCTGTCCCGTCACCCATGGCGCTTCGCCACGATCGGTGCGTCGATCAACAAGATCGAGAGCACGAACGAGACCGCCTTCGACAGCGCCTACCAGCTGCCCGCCGACTTTGTTGCGCTCTGGAACGTCCGCAGCGTTGGCGACGACGACATGGCTGCCGACGAATGGGTGGTCTACGGCTCGGAGGTCCACATCAACCACGGCGACGACACCCTCGAGATCGACTACACGCGGGTCGTCGACGAGAGCTACTTCCCGGCGCACTTCACCGAGGCGCTGGAGGCCGCTCTGATGCACCGATTCTGCGGTCCCCTGTCGCACTCTGGCTCCATGCGCGATGCCCTTGGTCGCTCCTACGAGATGCTGCTGTCCAAGGCCTGCCACATCGACAGCCGCCAGGATGCGCCCAACCGCATCAAGCCTTGGCGGTTGATCTCGGCTCGACGCTGATGTTCCAGCGTCAGACAAGCCTTCAGACCAACCTCGCCTCTGGCGAGATTGATGCGCTGATGCGCATGCGCTCCGACGTCAAAGGGTGGCGCAACGGCGCCAAGGTCGTGGAGAACTTCCGCGGATTGCTTCAGGGCGGCCAGAGGTCGCGCCCGCCGCTTCAGAGCGTCGTGGCAAGCTGGGGCACGGTTGACGGCCAGCTGCTCGAGTTCGAGTTCGACGGCACCCAAGGCTACGTCATGAAGCTTGAGGGCGCCAATCTGCGCATCAGGCGCACCAGCGACGGCGCTGATTGCGGCACGCTGTCGACGCCCTATGCCGCAAGCGAGATCCGGGAGGTGTCTGTGGCGCAGAGTGGCGACGTCCTGCTGCTCTTCCACAAGAACTACCAGCCGCGGCAGGTCACCCGCACCGGGGCGACGACCTTCACGATCGCGACCTGGGATTTCGACACCAGCGGCACGCCGGCGAAGTATCTTGGCCCGTTCTATCGCTACGAGGCCAGCTCGATCACGCTGACGCCGTCCGCGACGACCGGCACGATCACCGTGACCGCAAGCACGGGGATCTTCACGGACACGAGCTGGAATGGTCTCTACATCCGCATCGGCGGCAAGCAGGTCCTGCTGGGGACGCGCACCTCCGACACGGTGATGGGTGGCTGCACCGTGGTCGAAACGCTTGCCAACACCAACGCGACGACGGACTGGCAAGAACAGGTCTACTCCGCAAAGCGTGGGTGGCCAATCTGCGCGTGCTTCCATGACGACCGGCTTGTGCTTGGCGGCGGAAAGACGCGCCGGCAGGGCCTCTACCTGTCGCAGGTAGGAAGCTACAAGAACTTCGACTCCGGCACCGGGCTTGATGCGCAAGCGATCTGGACAGGCATCAGCGTCGACAAGGTGCAGGACATCCGCCGCGTCGTCAGCCACCAGAACCTGCTGGTCTTCACCGACCAGCTCGTCGCCTATTGCCCGCAGTCCGAGACGAAGCCTCTCACGCCGGCGACGATCTCGATCCGTCCGCAAGCCAACTACGGCATCACGACGACCTGCAACGGCAAGGTCTTCGATGGCGCCGTTTCCTATGCGCAGACGGGCGGCAAGGTCATGCGCGAGCTGATCTACAACGACACGATCCAGGCTTACAGCGCCGAGCAGACGAGCGTGTTCACGGCGCAGCGCGTGAACAACCCCCAAGCGATCGCTGCTCTTCCTGCTTCGGCGTCGATCCCGGAGCAGTACCTGTTCGTTGTCATGGACAACGGCGGCATGGCTGTCCTGCACAGCCTTCGCTCGCAACAGCTCACCGGATGGACGTTCTGGACCACGCCGAACGGACTCTTCAAGTCCGTTGCCGTCGTCAACAACGAGGTCTTCGTCCTCGTCCTGCGTGGCACGACCTACAGTCTGGAGAAATTCCGCTTCGACGTGGAAGCGTCGCTCGACGGCTTCACCATCCACGCCGCGGCCGCGACGTTTGCAGCGGGCGTCTTGGGGCCGGCGCGTGCCGACGGCAAGTACGACGTTGTCTCTGATGGCAAGCACTACGGCACCCTGTCTCTCAGCGGCGGCGTGCTGACGCCTGATGTCGCTCCCACGGGCGAGACCTACATCGGCATCGGGTGGTCCCCGACTCTCGAGACGCTTCCGCCAGAGATCGAAACGCCCATCGGGTCGCTGCATGTTCGCCCCAAGCGGCTCAGCCAGGTCTCCGTGACGATTGCTGGTTCCGTGAGCGTGCGCGCCAACGGCCAGGACCTCGATGTCTGGGACGTCGCGCAAGACCCGAACACGCAGGATCGACGCAAGTCGAACACCTATCACTTCCGTCTTCTTGGCTGGAAGCAAGACCCAACCGTGACGCTTGGCATCCAGGTGCCGCTGCCCGTCACGATCCTTGGATTCGCAACCGTGGTTGGCTACTGATGATGAAGCTCGCTCTTGCGGCCGCTTCCACGGCTGCGTCTCTCTACGGCGCTGCGAACGCCTACAAGCTTGCTGGCGCCCAGCAAGCGGGCATCAACGCGCAAGTCGAGAATGCGCGTCGTCAGGCAGAGACCGATTACGCGATCCAGTCCGGTGAGCGCGCCCGCAAGTTCCAGCAAGCTGGCAGCGCACAGCTTGCTTTCGCATCGTCTCGCGGCATCGAGCTCGACAGCTTCGACGGCATTCGACGAGACGACCAAAACCAATACGACCTTGACCAAGCGTCAATTCGTGCTGGCCTCGGCTCGAAGATGCGCAACCTCGATCTCTACGGCTACGACGCTGCCGTGTCGGCATCGGCAAATCGCAGTCGCGCCATCGCACAAGGCGGCAAGTCGCTCTTTGACTTTGGGGCAAAGGTCGCGGACGACGAGGGCGTTCGCAAGTGGTGGAACTCCTGATGGCAGATCTTCCTCGCTACGGCACCCAGACGCCACGCGTTAGCGTGGCCGACATTGGCGTTCATCGGATGCGCGGTCTCGAGGACGCTGGCTTTGCCGCGCTTCAGGGGTCCAAGTCCGCGGCCGACGTGTCCGAATACTTCATGCGTCAGGTCGAGCGCGCCAACATCCAGGAAGCGGAGCAGAACGGCGCTGTCGTTGCTCGCGACGACCAAGGCAACCTTGCCCCGATCAACCTGCGCAACAGCTCTTCGCCCGCATCTGTCGCCTTCAACAACGCGCAACGCCAAGCCTGGACCGCTGCGGCGGCCGCCGACGCTGCCGCTCAGTTCAAGGCGTATGCTCAGAGGTCCATCAACCCCGTTGATGAGCAAGGCAAGCCGATGGCGTCGAACATCGACCCCATCCAGTCGTTCGACACGCAGGCATCCAACTACATCGCGGCCGCGGTCAAGGATCGCAAGATGCCGGACGATGTGCGTTCAAGCCTTGTCACGCGCATCGGCCAGATTGCTGCCGAGCACCGCACATGGGTTGTCGATCAGGTCCACAATCGCAACGTGCTGCAGATCACAAGTCAGCTTGAAGCAGACCAGAACCGCATCATCGGAGAGGCCATTGTCCATGCGCGCAATGGCAATTCGCCAGCGGCCGAACGCAGTCGCAATGACTTTGCGGCAGCGGTTCAGGGCATTGCTGACATCGACCCCCGGTTTGGTGCAGCAAAGCAGCAAGCGGCGCTGAATACGTTCGACGCTGCCGTCTACTTTTCCGGTGTCGAGCGCAAGGCTTTGGCAGCCTATCAGGGCGCCGCTGGCTTTCGTGAGTCTGGCATGGGTCGCGCAGCAGGCCTTCGCGTCGTAGACGCAGCCATGAACGATGGGATTGCCAAGTTCGGTCCCGACCTGGCCAACGCATGGATGAGCAAGATCAACGCGAAGATCCAGCTCGAGGCGTCTGTCCGTGACTCCGTCGACGCCATCAACATGCGCCGACAGGAAGAAGCGTTCTTTGCTGCCAGCATCAATTTGAGCGGTCCTGTGCTTGCTGCCTTGAAGGGCAATGGCGAGAACCCGCAAACCGTCCTGCATGAGCAGGGCCGGCTCATCTATGAGCAGTTCAAGAGCAACCCACAACTCGCTCGGCTGTTCCAGAACAGGTTCATCCAGACCTACAACGAACGCACGATGGACTGGAGTCCCAGCGTTCTTGGCGCGGCCCAAGGCCAAAGCGAGTGGTTCTCGTCGATCAAGGCCGCCGTTGCGAGTGGCGACATCGATCCGCAAAGCGTCGTCCCGATGATGCTCAACGAATTTGAGAAGGGAACGCTGCCGTTTGACCCGAAGTTTGATGCGGTCGTGAGAACCTACGCAAGCAACGCAGAAGTCACGGAGATCAACAAGGATCGCGCCGAGGCACGAGCTGAGGACCGAGAGTTCCAGCGCAATGCCAAAGCCAATGCGAGGGAGATCCTGACCAACATTCGCAAGGAGAACGAGAAGAACGAAAAGAGGATGCTCGCCGTCAACCTCGTTCGAGACACTCTCGAGGGAAGGAACAATCCCTTATCTGCGAATTCAGAAGCGGCAAAGGCCCTAGACGTGGTCTGGAGTGGCTGGGAAGCCAAGCCTGAGACCCATGCTCCCATGATGGTTGAGATGATGCTTCGCGGTGGCGGCATGTCTGCGCAAGTCCTCGAGGATCTTCGCGGCCTCATCAAGGCGCCAACCGAGGGCATGCTGCGCAAGTACGGACCAATGCTTGGTCTCATGATGAACAGTCCTGACATCAAGTCAGCTCTTGTGGACACACAGTTTGCTAGCGCAGAAGATCGCGCCAAGCTCACTCGTCTTTGGGGAGAGATGCAGCAGCACATCGTCAACATGCAAGATGCTGGTGCTGATCAAGCGCGCCTGAGTGTCGAGAAGAAGCGCTTCAACGCTGAGCTTCGTGACATTGGCAAGAGCTGGGCCGACAGCGCCATCAAAGGGCCTCAGGTGCGAGCGGCGGTTCCAAATTTTGATGGTCAAGTTGCGGCAGCCGGCGCCAAGGCCGTTTCCGAATTGTCGTCGATTGGCGTTGATGCGCTTGATGGATGGCTTGGGCTTTCCCAGACGCCAGGACGCGCCGTGTTTGGTGGGTACGAGGGATCCGTCAAGCCGTTCCAGACCGGATACAATCTCAGCCAGTCAAGCAAGGTAGTGCAGAGTGCCGTAGAGGGATTGTCTCTTCTCTTTGGAGGCAACCCGTTCTCTGGATTCGATGTGGCGGCAGGCCTGCCGATCATCGGATGGGCATTCGAGACAGCGCCGGTGACAATGAACCCCGTCGACAAGGCTCGATTGGCATCTGAAGTCTCTAGCCGCGCCCTCGAAATGGGCGGCGACATAAATGGTGCTGCTGCCAACGCAAAGCGCGCATGGCAGGGAAGTGGATACCGCCCGTCTTTCTACAGCGGGGCAAACAACGCACAAGCGTTCAACCCCAACGCCAAGTATGTCGCCGAGTGGACGCTCCATCCGATAGATGGCGGTCCAGGTGGCCCGATGGTTGCGCGCTCTGTGCTTGCGCCGCTCGCCGATCGTGCAATCCAGAACGGGTTCAAGTTTGCCGATGAGACCGTGACCAACGGCATCCAAGCGGTGTCAAAGCCCGGATTGTGGAAGGTTTCCTTCGACAGCTTTGGTTCCGTCGAGAAGGACGGCAAGAAGATAGACGGCAGGAGCTACGACGTTCGCGTCCTGGCCGACACGGGGAAGGGAGAGAAGACGCTCGTTCCCATTGGCAAGGTGTTTGTGCCCAACATCAGCGACGCTCAACTGCAAAGCATCCGCTCCAACGCCGAGTTGGAGGCCAAAGCCATCATTGATGAGCGCAACAAGAACCAACCAGAG